GTGGTCATAGGCAAACTTGCCCGGCACCAGCAGCCCGCTGCAGCCTTCACATCGCCCCATGGCGCGGCGATAGGCGGCGAGTTTGGTGGCCTTGGAGAATTCAACGCGCATGGTCGGCCACGTCGTCGGCGAATTTCACACCGCGCTGTGTGCCTTCGGCGTACATCAATTCGATTAGCTCGGCCATTTGCGATGTGCTCATCTTGCTTGACTGATGGCCGCACGGGAACCAGCTTTTTTCGTTGAGTGTCGGCAACACCTCAACCTTGTAGCCAAGCTCCTGCATGAAAATGGCCTTCCATTGCTCGGGCGTCCATTGCTGGTCGCGCAAGGTAGCCTGCTCGGATATCTCTCCCAGCATCGCCCACATTTTCCGGTTCTGCTCGGATGTGCGTGTTTGTTTTTCTTTGTCCACGATCATCTTGTAGGCGTTGCTCGCGGTGAACGTCGGGGGGGTGCTCATTCTTTGATGTCCTGATAAGCCTTGAACGAGTGCCGCAATGCCTCGATGAAGACATCCAGATCAACCTTATAATGGGCGAGCATCCAGACGATCTGGTAGGACAGCACGGTCAGCACATCGTTGCCAAATGCGGACGGCTTGAGGCCGGCCATTTTATAAAGCTCCAGGCTGTCGTTCCACCAAGTGGAGTGTTTGTCCTTGATGCGGTCGATCAGATCGCTGCGAAGTTGCTTGTCGCTCATGTTGCCTCCTGTGAGAAACCTCACAATCTGTTCCGCGGATGCTTCCTTCATGCCGCCACCCTCTGTCCGTAGGCGCGCACGCGCGCGACCATGGCCTGTAGTTCGTTATTGAACCGCGCAAGCTCGTCCATCAACATGTCGATATATGTTTCGTCGCGCTCAAGCCGCCGCACGAACATCGGCATACCCGGCCAATAGACGCACAGATCAACCCACTTGCGGCCGGTGACCAGCAGCGCGCCCTGGCATTGCGCGATGTGTTCCGGTGGGAAGCGATCGGCGTCGTGGGTGGCAATCAGCAGTTCCGGCTTTTGAGTTTTTAGCTCCAAGATACCGTCATCGTTCAGCAGGGCATCGGGGCTGCAGCCGACATAGGCGCGACGCACGAAACCCACCCGCGTCGGCCTGGTGTTGTTCCAGCCGAAAATGTAGTTGGCGCGGGCCTCATCTTCCATTCGGTTGCCGCGTTCCATTTCGGGTGATTTGAATGTCTCGGCCGGCTGGCCGGTGATGATCTCGCCGGCAAGGCGGCGCATGTAGGTCGCGCGCACCTTGCCCTCGCCCTTGGCCTGCACGTCCTTGAAGCAGGATGCGGTCGGGATGCCGAGCCGGGCCTGGAACCATTCCGGCGATCCCTGGACGCAGTCGATGATCTCGACCGTCATTGCGTTTTCCACTTGCTCGCGCCCGGCGATTTCGGCCAGGCGATGATCTTCTGCCGCAGCATTTCGAACAGCGAGGCCGGCACCTCGGCCAGAGTGTCGTGGCCGAGCGTCTTGACCAGCAGTTCAATCCATTCCTGTTGCACGTCAGGATCGCAGTATTCGCGCGCCTTCTCCCAGACGTATTCCATCTGCTCGGCATCGAGCAATTTTTCCGTGTTGTCCTTGCCATTGGAGCGGTTGGCTGCGTTGGCGTCGTCGTCCTCGTCAGCGGCAATGCCGATCAGTGCGGAAAGCGAATAACGGCGTGCATAGGTTAGTGCCGAGCCAATCTCCTGCGGCCGCCCAGACATCGGCAAGGGATGCTCGCTGGCAATCCACTGGCCCGACGTATGCAGCAGCCGTGTATGCAAGACACCGTCGCCGATGGTCTGAACGATGGCGAGGCCGTTGGCAGACAGCGGCTTGCGTGCGGCGTCGAAGATGGCGGCCAGATCGGCGTATTTGGATTTGAAGTGCGGATTGACCCGGTTCATGACGGCGTTTTCCATCATGCCCTGCGCCTTGGCCAAGGCGGCGGCCAGTTCGCTGATTTGCTCGGATGTTTTCATAGTTGGTTCTCGCGCTGGCATGGCTAGGCGTTGGGCTTCGATGGTCATGACGTGCCCTCGGGTTGGACAGGCGGTGAAGCGCCTGTCCATTTTCCCGGTTATTGTTGAGTTGGAGCGGCTTCGACCGCCGGGGTGGTTTCGGCAACAGGTTCGGTTGCCTGCGTGACCGCCTCGGTGATGCGTTTGACGCCCTCGAAGTACTGCGCCTCGGCCCGCTTGAGCGCAGCAAAGTATTGATCCTGTAGGCGTGACATTGCCGAAGTGTGATCGCGGACCTGTTGGGTATAGTTCCGCATCACGCTAGATGGCTTCCTTGCAAGTTCGTTCACTACACAAACCTCCTCGATTGAGCGATTGATTTGAGTTCATCGCGGACGCGGTTAAGCCGCGACATTGCGTCCTTCGATCCGCCGCGATCCGGGTGAAGGCGTGTTGCCAATGCGCGGTAGCCTATATCGACAAGTTCCTCGGCAAGGTCGCGGTGCAGTTTGATTTCATCGTCCTTGGCTTGTCGCTCTTGCACGAAGTCATCACGCGCCACGTCACGTAGCACGCGCTTGAATTCCTGTTGCTGCTTGGATTGATTGTCATCGCGACGACGATCTGCGTGACCGGTGAACTCACGCATGCTGTTAGGCATATGCGCGGCCCCGCCGCGTATTTGTTCCTCACGCGCCCAACGCATATATTCCTGGGCAGTGCGCTGGCTTAGATCAAAATTCTTGGTGAGCCATCCGCTCCATCCACCGCGGCTGATCTGATCCTTGGCTTCGACCAGCATTTGGCCGGCAAGGCGATAGTGCTCCCGGCCAGCGGTATTGCCTTGTTGTAGTTCGCTTTGAATCAAAGGAATAAGCACCTTGAGCGGGCGAGCAATCTGCGTGTTGTGTTTTGCGAGAGCGGTCATCCTTCTGCTCCATCCGATGTCATGGTGTCTAACTCGGCGTCCTTGCGGGCCTGCTCGACCTGCTCGCGCAGTTCCTTCACGCGCTCGCGGTCCAACGGCATGCCCATTCCGAACTCGGCGATTTCGAGCCGGATTTGGAGGGCGCGGAAGTGTTGCTTGGGGGTCATCGCAGGCCATCCTTGCCAATGAACTTGGTTGCAAATTCATCGCCCAGGTTTTGCAGCGCCTCGCCGAGCCCCATATCGAGTGCCCAGCGGGTATCCTTGGACTGCAAGAATTTCTTGATTTTGGTGTCCGACCAGCCCCGCTTGTGCAGGTTCTTGGCGATGGCATTCCAGAGGATGTAGGCCGGCCGATCGTAGGAATACATTGGCCACTCGGGATCGTTGCCCCAGCAATCCTTGCCGTGCAATTGGCCAACCTTGTCGCTGATATCGTAGTCGTCGGTCTTGGGGGCGTCGCCAAGGATGAGAAGTACGTTGGTCATGTCACGCCACCCCCTTGTGCTGAAAGATGTCGCCATCAACGCTGGTGTATTCGTAGGGCTTGTCGGCCGCAGTCGCGGTTGTTTCGTTCGGGATGGCCGCGCCGGTCGCCAGCATGATCTCGGCCTTATCGATCGAAATCGGTAACCAGCGGCGGGCCAGACCCCAGTAGTGGGCGCGGCGCTTGCCGTTCTTATCGACTGAAAACCGGATGGTGATTTTGCTGTGGGCCATGTCGTCCTCCTCGTTGGCGATGACCCTGTATGTCACAAGCTGTGACAGATGTAAAGGGGGTCCACCAATTATTTTTACCGGCGCGGCGTGCGTCACCACCGCGCCGGGCCACAGTTGCGGGAGCCTTACGCACGGCGTATATTACCACAACTTGAAACTCGCAACAGGTCGTGATAGGGAGCAAGCATGCGAATTAACTTCGCCGGCGAAGCGATCGACGTTCTAGGTGGCAACGGCGCCGTTGGCAGGCTGTTCGGGCTCGATTACCGGGTTGTGCTTAACTGGCGAACAAGGGGCTTCCCGCCCGACACCTATGCGGTGCTGGCGCCTGCGCTGACCGCCAAGGGCTACGAATTCAGCCCGCTGCTGTTCGCCCAGAAGCTGCACGCGGCGCAATTGCACGAACGCAACAAGTCCAAATCCAAGCAACGCAAACGGCGCAAGACGCCGGTACAGGAGGATGCCCGGAATGAATGACCGATTGCACGACCTCGTCGTTGGCCTGCAGCGCATGGCCGAGAGCGCCCGTGCCCGCAGCGACGATCTGCGCTACATCCAGCAGCGCGACACCGACGAGCATCTGCAATGGCTCGACAGCCTGCTGGCCATGGTGGAGAAGGTTAGGGGCGTGCTGATCGAGGAGCGGCAGGCGTTCCTGCCGGGGCAGCGCGAGCGGCCGCCGCAACTTCAGCAAACTCCGCAAACTCCGCAAACTCCGCAAATGCCGCGGGTAGTCCGGCAGGGCCCGAAGGAAGCCGCTGGGTGATATGGGTCACACTGACCCCCATTGAGATCGAATTCTGCGATTGGCTCGGCCTGGAGCGCAACCGCGCCCGCAACGCCACCGGCTCCAAGCACACCAATAACCGCAGGATCAGCGAAGCCGGCGCGATCGCCGGCCATATCCTCGGCACCCGCACCGAGTGTGCGGCCAAGACGTATTTCTGGATGACGACCTGGCACATCGAGTTATTGAGCGATGTCAGTAAGCTCGGCGAGCTTCCTGACCTGTCACACCCGCGCGGGAACTTCGACATCAAGGGCGTGCTGCAGCACAGCCATCAACTGCTGTCCCCCGCTGCGGCCATCAAGCCT